ATTTTGCGATTTCTCTATGGTGTTTATTTATGATGATGCCGTTAGCATTCATTTTGTTTCCCACAGAAATTAGGATACCATTTATCACAATTGTGTTATCCACATTTTTTATAAATTCACATGCAATATGGAATTGCAAGCCATCGGTAATAAAATCATCGGCAATTCCCGCGTCATTATTATTATTTTTGCCAATTTGTTACAGGCATATGAATGATGTTGAATGGACATCTATGTGTTTAGTATTTGCTTTTCAAATAGCAGGCACAATGGCCTATTTGAAAGAACATCAAACACAAATGAAAAATGAATTTTTTCAAATATTTGGATATCATGAATTGTTTCACACGTTGTCTTTATTTACGGCATTTTTTGTCTATTATTTAAATTATAGCATAATCAATCATTAAGCATAAACTTTTGCGTTACTAGATCTGGTATTAAATATTCGTCTTCCCACTTGAATTGCCAATCCTACAATAACTACTATGATAATTACTATGCAACTTTCACTCATTGTTTTTATATTGTGTGATTTTTTGCCGCCGAATTTTTATCAATTTTTTATTGACACAAATAATATATTAATGGAATTCAACAATTTATACAAAAAGTTATTTGAAGAAGACAATCTCTATTGCGAAGGAAGAACAAGACCCTATTTAAGAGGAAAAATTCATTTGATCGCTTGTTTGACAATATTCCCGGCATTTGTGTATTTTTATTACAATGCTTCTTGTCATAATTCATGGGTATTCAAAGTTGGAATGGCAAACTTGTTAATAATTTATTTAGCGCACATAATAAGCGCAATATATCACACAATGCCAGCATCCAAAGAAACCGAAATCATTTTACAAAAAATGGACGTAATTTGCGCAAATTGGTATTTTGGATCTTCTTATTATCCCATGGCTCTATTGCTTTTCCCCAAAGAACCCGGATATCTACTCGCTTTTCTGGCCACCGCAATAACCGTCTGGAATAGCATTTGCGTGTGGAATTCCAATTACTCTTTGACTCAACCCGTTTTAATTGTTTTGTTGGCTGTTCCGTTTTTCTACTATATGCGCACCTACTTAACAAGATATGAATTGACGTGTTTTTTTACGGGAATCGGCGCATTATGCGCAGCGGCAGCATTCCTAATATATGATCCGCAAATCAGCTTTTTCAATCCAGATATATGCACTTCATATGAAATATATCATTCTCTATCGGTCGTTTGTTTTATGGCAATTTTATTGATGAATTATAGCATAGTTTGTAGGGTGGCAAATGTGCCAATTAAAAATTCAGTTTCCGAATAAGTTCGGCGTCCGTCTCCGTGAAAAAATTGGGCCCATATATTTTGGGATCCAACTCTGAATAATGATCCACGTATTCATCCGCGGTGAATTCCAAATCAAATCTAAATAGAGTCATTCTGAATATGGTTTTAACATGAAATGACGTAAATTTCTTTTTCAAACTTGCAATGTCGTCAATATTGTCTTCTACATATTGAAGGATGTCTTTTTCGCCTAGTTTCTCTATTTCACCTTCGTGATTTTCAATAATGTAGGTAATTTTGCTCATTATTTTGCTCTGACATTAATATAATTATTTTTTTATATTATTATAAGTCTACAATTATGTAAGCTACCACAGGTAGCAACTAGCGAAGCGGGCTCAAAAATAAACAATTAAAAATAATATAGACGATTGCCGACAATAATAGTATAACAGAAGATGACATCATATTACGACGAAGAGACTGAGACAAATTATTATGAGAACACAATTGTGGTAGAGTTCAGACAATTAGAAAAAGGCACGCGTAAAGTGGACATGCGTGTTTTCATGTTATATGATTCAGACGAAGGTTTGATATATTTATATGGATCTAGAAAGTCAACCGAGTTTTCCAATTATCCCACTTTTGTAAAGACGTTTAATGGTGAAAAACAACTGTATAATTTCCTTGACATAATAATGGACTTTTCCAGACACCGAATAGACACCGCGGTTCATCAAATAGATTATTTGACAGACGTTTCGGATTTTGACGACATTGTAAGAAGTGTCAATAGAAGAACGGAATTGTCGGGATTTGATAGTGTTAAAATGACAAAGAAAGAGTGCAAGAAATATATCAATGTTGTTTTTTAAATATCATAAAATATATATAATCGGTATTTTATGACAGTAATTGGCCACGGAACTTACGGATGTATTTACAGGCCGCCCATTAAATGTTCCAAAAAAAACAAAATCAAAATTAATTATGCCAATAAGATTGCCAAATTACTCACCAGCAAAAACGCACAAAAAGAATATGACGAATATTCACGAATATCTAATGTTGACAAAACAAATGAGTATCATTTAGGAAAACCTGTATTATGTGACGCGGACCCAGAAGATTTAAAAGCAAAAACTTCAGCCTATGAATGTAAGAAATATGAAACTAATAAACACGACGAAGCATTCCGACTCCTAATTTCGGATTATGGAGGAATAACATTGAATGTGTTATGCGAGAAAAACTTGACAGAACATAGTTCGCAGTTATTTTTTACAAATGCCGCAAAATTATTAAGAGGTTTGGAATTGTTTTCAAAAAATGGCATAATCCATAGAGACATCAAACCTGGGAATATATTGTATCAGAGTACTGGCAAATTAGTGTTCATTGATTTTGGATTGACGGATGACATTGACGATTTCATTAAAAAAATAAAATCCGGTGAAAAATCCATCAAGTTTCATTGGTCATATCCATTAGAATATGGACTTGCTTCTGAAGAATTATTCAACAAGATTAAAAAATCCAGCGATAGAGAATTGGACAACATGATTAGTGAAATCAAACAAATGATATTGAACACGGATTATAACGATGATGTTTCAATAACGCAGGAACAATTTGAAAAGACATTTGAAAATATAGAAAACAAACTGAGTCCAATGAATATTACAAAGAAGGAAACACTCATATTTGAAACTGTTTATTCAGTTAAGCATTTTGAAGGGAATTATCACGCGTTTTTGCAACACATGGTGAAATCCATGGACACATATGCAATGGGATTTACTCTAAATTTTGTTCTTAATGCCGCATATGATAAAGGATTTGTGTCGGAAGAATTTTACAAGGATGCGCATGAACTCTTTGGACACATGTGCGCTTTTGATATTAATGAGCGATTGTCTGATGTTTCCGATATTAGAAAACATTATGAAAACATAGTTGACAAATACAAAACCATGAGCAAAAATCGCACAATGCGCCGAGCTAATAAGAAAAAACAACACACCAAAACATTGAAATACGATTACACCATATGAAGAAAAAATTGATTCAAAATATTTTGCCTCCATCCCAGGCAAAATATTATTACAAACGTTAAAATGTCAAACTTATACGCAGTCAAGAAAGGAATCGCAGAAGGAATTTACAATACTTGGGAAGAGTGTCGCGCCCAGATTGATAATTTCAGTGGAGCTCAATATAAAAAATTCAAAACTAGAGAGGAAGCAGAAGCATATATGGCGGCTGAAGAACCAATTGCCATTCCTAAGGAATTGTCACCTAGTTTCAAAGAAGACTTGTCACCCGAACAACAATATGCTTTTGACAAATATGCCATGGGTCAAAATATCTTTATAACTGGGCCCGGTGGAACAGGCAAATCATTCCTAATAAAAAAAATCAAATCGGATTTAGAATCCAAAAATCAAGCACACGCAGTATGCGCTTTAACCGGCTGTGCCGCCGTCTTACTCAATTGCTGTGCCAAAACCATTCATTCATGGGCCGGCATAGGAATCGCATCCGGCACGCAAGAAGAAATCGTTGCCAAGGTAATGAAGAACAAGCGAACGGTTACCAATTGGCGATCTATTAAAACCCTCATAGTAGACGAGGTCAGCATGATGTCTGTTAAAATCTTTGAAATATTAGACAAAGTTGGACGTAATGCCAGAAAACAATATATGCGACCTTTCGGTGGAATCCAACTCATATTCATCGGCGATTTCTATCAATTGCCCCCGGTCGGCAGCAGATCTGAACCCGAAACGTGCCAATTCTGTTTTGAATCGGCCATATGGGAAACCACGTTTCAGCCCGATTGCCATATCCAATTGAAGACTCTTTATAGACAAACGGACCCTACATACATCAAGGTATTGGAAGACGTCCGATCCGGCAAATTATCTAAGGAAACCGTGGCAATATTAAAAAGCAGGACGGAAATACAATTTGATGAGGCAAATAGCATAATCAAACCGACCAAATTGTTTCCTAGAAATGCGGATGCCGACGCGGTGAATCTAGCAATGTATACAAAAATTAAGGAGGAAGAAGTGGCATATGATTTGCGGCGAATTTACAACATGTCAACTTATAGTGAAACAGGAAAACCAATTTCGCTAGAATATTTAGCGCGGTGTTCTGATTTATCGCATGACGATGTGGAGAAACAGTTGAATTTGTATACAGAGACCAGTAATTTGTCAAATAGTATCAAGTTGAAGAAGGGCGCTGTTGTAATGTGTCTGGCAAATTTAGATACGGAGTCTGGAATCTGTAATGGATCTCAGGGGGTCATCGTAGATTTCGCAACAAATACCGCGGGACAAAAGATTCCTATTGTGAAATTCTTAAATGGAATCACGATGCGAATTCAGCCCAAAGTTTATCAGCACGATGATTATCCCAAATTCGGTGTAGAGCAAATACCGTTAAGGCTGGCTTGGGCATTTACTATACACAAATCACAGGGAGTGACGCTGCAAATCGCGGAGATGGATATAGGATCCAGAGTATTTGAATGCGGTCAGACATATGTGGCTCTATCGCGCGTGAAGAATTTGGAGGGGCTTTATTTGAGTAGTTTTGATCCGAAGAAGATCAAAACCAATCCGTTGGTGTCGGCGTTTTATGAGAAGATTCCCAAGGAAATAAGTGTTTCTTTGGAACCCAAAGGAGCAACGAGTGTTGGTGCAGAAGCCAAACCATTGATTAAAGTTGTGAAATTAAATGTGTAAACCAGTTATATAAATAATGTATGCCGGTGTAAAACACGGTCAAAATTTTATTGTTATTTTTACCGACACAAGGCACTGCGTTTTGTAAATCACCTTTATATGTTAAATAATTCTGCAATTTGGGCAAAATTGTCATATTTTGCCGGATTCATTTACAAAAAATATAATTAATATATTAATTTGTATATCATATAAAATAATAATTGTACTATTTGTAAATGAATACATCTGATTATTTCTATGAAAACACTAATCCATTTTTGATAGACATAGAACAAAAAGATTTTTACTCAATTGAAGATCATATAAAAATCCAAACTGAACTGACGTCACACGGTGAAAAAATAGACAAATTTATGGAATCATTATATCCGGAATGCGAAATGCGCACATCATTGAACGAAATGAAACGCCGATGCAAAAAAGGATTAAATGCACATATAATTGACGTTTCAAATCCGATTTTGCCCAAAATAGAAATGCACAAGATTGGAAATGGTGGAAATGGAAAGAATTGTTTTGTATGTTGCACGCCATTATTAGATGACAGATTTACTGCGTCCAAAACAATAATTGATTCTTTAATAGAAGTCGGATTCAACGGCCATTTTTTACTGTTGAATGGCGGATTCCCTAATCCAACAGGCAAAGAAATGAAGTATATAGGAGTTCCATATTGTTTCAAGATTTTTATGATATTAGAAGCAAAGAAACGTGGATTTGAAAAAGTGATATGGATTGATGCCGCATGTTATGCTGTTAATAATCTGGACAAATTATTTGAGCGATTGGACACGAGCAAAGCAATTTTCAGAACATTTCCACCCAATTGTTTTGCGCCGGAAACCTACAACAACATTTGTTTTCCAAAAACCATAGAATTGTTAAATAAAATGGTCAATAGAGATGTGCGCAATGATATTACAATAAATAGCATTGTGTTTGGATTGAATTTGAATTGTGAAAGAATAAATTGTTTTATTGAAGAGTATTACGAGATGGTTGAACTCGGATTGCCATTTTTGACGGCATTTCCGGAAGAAATCGTATTTTCCGCATTGATGAATAAACCCGAATGCGCAGATATCCTTGAAAAAGCAAATTCGCACAATTTGTACATACACGAATGCTATTTAAATAAAGAAAACGCAAAACAAGCTGGATATTTTTTTGTTCAGCGCGGATATTAAAGTTTTTTATAATCTCATAATTGCGACAACAATGGCCGAAAGAACGCCACCCCACACTGTATCCATTAAAGCAACCGACAAATCATATTTATTGAAAATGGCATGCGACGTGAAATCAAAAACTCCATATATAATCAAGCCAAGCAAAAACGCTTCCCATACTGGCCGGTTCGGTTTCAAAATAAACCAATAGATACCAAATGCCAACAATAAGTAAACTATGGCGGCGCTCCAATATCTGGGCTGGATGGCGAATTTTTGGATTCTAACAATCATTTCACCAAAAATGGTTTTTGTCAAATACAAATAAACGCTGTCAACCAGAATTAACAAAATAAATAATTTCAGCAAAGTGGTAAACATTCTATATATTTAGCTGAAAATATATATTGATCCAATATATATCTTCATAATAAATGCTGCTAAGTGACGAAAAATCTTATATTCAAGGCGTACATCAAAAGCCAGTAATTGGACAACACGAACGAACAGACGAATTAAACTCGCGAATTCATAGCAGACAATTCCCTGATCATGCTTTAGAACCTCTTTTTTCAACGAGACCAGTTTCTACTAAATACAGTTTTATGGGAATTGTTGCCAAGAATTCAAGCCCTTCAAGCTTTCGCTCATTACTCCCCTCTGGGGAGTCTAACCCAACATGTACTATTGTGCCCACAAAACCTTTTGACATCGCCACGGATTTCACACCCTCCAGAGGCCCTTGGCGAACATACGCACAAAATATTGACACCGAGACTATGTTGCGAAACCAATTCTATGCCCTACAGAACGCAAGTCAGGCAGTTTATGTGCCAAGTTCAAACAGTGATTTGTACAAGGTGAATGTGCCAAATGGTAGTCAGATGGAGAAGACGCCATATGACCTATTGTTTGCCCAACCGTCATTTGATTCCGCCGCAAACAATAGATGGAAACAGGATAATAAAATCGGCGTTGACCGATTTAATAATAGCACGCGCACACAATTGCGCCAAGCAATCTAAACATATAATATATATGTCATTTTTACCCGATTTTGAAAACAAGACATTGTTCACTGTATTATTTTCATTGGCCTTTGTTGTAGCACTTATTTTCTTATACAAGAAATTAAGCAAAGATATCAATCCTTATTCCGAAGGTTTTGTGCAGATGCAGAAATTTATATTGAAACGCGACGCCGACGCATATGATGAATTTTATGCGCATATTTATGACAAAATCCATTTGCCAGAAGATCGTTGTAAAACTGAACTGAAACTTATTTTAGAAGCAACTAGTGCTGATGAGACTAGCGTATTTTTAGATGTTGGATGTGGCACAGGCGAAACTTTAAAAACCTTGAATGATGTGGGCGCCCGATGCTTTGGTATAGACAAATCAGAAGCCATGGTGGAAATAGCAAAAAGTAAATGTGCAAGCGGAGCGGATCCTTCGGAAAGCAAGGCTGATATGAAGGAGATTGGAGCAATAAAAAATGCCGATGTCTTGGACGCAATGAATTATAACAGACAAACATTCTCGCACATCCTGTGTCTTTATTACACAATTTATGAAATAGAAAATAAAGTAAAGTTTTTTCAGAATTGCCGATACTGGTTGAAGAATGGCGGTGTTTTAGTAGTTCATTTAGTTGATAAACATAAATTCAACACAGTTATGCCCGCCGCACACCCATATATGATAGACAACCCGCAAAAATATGTGTCTGAACGCATAACCAAATCATCGGTGAATTTCATAGATTTTGAATATTATTCCAAATATGACATTAATGATGGACCCGTTTCTACAATCATGGAGACATTTGCGGACACGGCCACGCAGAAAATCCGACAAAATGAGCGGCAACTTTTCATGGAATCCGAGGACGCCATTTTGAAGACGGCCGTAAACAGTGGATTTTCATTGTATGGTAAAATCAATTTGGAACCTGTGAATAGTGATGAACATCAGAGTTTGTATTTATTAGTATAAAATCTGTCAATATATAAACTAACACTTTAGGTTATGTATCAAACCCATACTTATGAGAATGGATTTAGGCTCATATATGAAAAAGCCCCCTTAAATACGATCATGACATCCATCAATGTAATATGTGATATTGGCAGTATTCACGAACCCGAGCAATTTCGCGGCGCGGCACATTTCAT